AAACCCACACCGCCCACCACCCCCCACCACCCCACATAGGATGACCACATGACATGGACCACCAGCACACGCAGACAACGACTCCCAAACAACTGGAACAAAATAAGACAACAAGTCCTACAAAGAAACAACAACAAATGCGCAGGACTCCCCCACCCAATGGGCACACCCACCCAGGCAGCCAGGGGCACCACCACCCCCACCGGGAGGTGGCACGCCGCCGGATGCAACCGCCACGCCACAGACATCGACCACATCACACCCGGAGACAACCATTCAATAGACAACCTGCAACCCCTATCCCACGCCTGCCACCACGCCAAAACCACCGCCGAGACCCTCACACGCACCGCCACACGACACGCAATGACACAACACAAACGCGCGCCACACCCAAACAACCAACAAACACAAAACAAAAACAAAACAAAACAAAACAAAGAAAAACCAAACGAACTGCGAAACCAAAACCTGCGCGAACGCTTCACATGAAAACGAAAAAAAATCCGCGACCGAAAACCAAAAAACACCCTGGCACCGCCTCCCACCCCCACCCCGGAAAGGACCGCCGGAGGTAGCAATCACCCGACGCGATGCCCGATTTACCAGGATTTCAGGTGAGCGCCACCACAGGCCCGGCCCGTTACCCTGGAACCAACCACCCCGACCCGACGGGGTGCGACAGACAGGAGGGCAGATGTCAGCATCACCCGTAGCCGCCGCAGCCCAGATGGAGTACTGGGCCGCCTGCGGCCCCGGAAAACCTCAAGGAGGCGACTACAGCGTCGGATACTCACAGCCCGACCGGTGGATGGCGTACGAACGCTCCACCGACCTCGGCTGGCTCACCGCGGACGCCAACATGGACTGCTCCGCCGGTGTCGCAGGCGCCTGGAACTACGCGTTCCACGCCGACGGAGAGGCCTGGAACTCCAGCGTCATGTTCCCCCGGGACACATACACTGGCAACATCCGCGGCTACGCCGTCTCCAGAGGCTTCGAAGACGTCCACTGGGACGACAACAGCCTCTACCCGGACGGCGGCCTCCAGGTCGGCGACCTGATCCTCTCCGAAGCAGCCTCCGGCGGCGCCGGCCATGTCGCAATGGTCACCAAGAACGGCCTGTCTGAAGCGTGGATCGCCGAGGACGGCTCCATCGACGGGTACATCGGCGACCAGACCGGCTCCGAATGCCGGTGCGAGTCCTACGAGGGTCACCTGTACACGCGGACAGCCCGATGGACGCACTGCCTCCGCTACCTCGGGGGCACCGCAGCGCCCGTCCCCCCGGCACAGGAACAGTCCCGCGCCAGCCACGACGGCTACGAACTGTCCTACGTGCAGCAGGCCGTTCTCCGCGCCGCAGACAATGTCGGCTGCCCCTGGTGGGCTGCGCTCGCGGCCCTATGGATGGAAACCGGCGAGTGCGGGGCGAACATCTTCGGTCATGACGCCGGCGGCGCCTACTGCGGTGGCGGTGAAGTCACCGAAGAGAAGTTCCGGGACTTCTACGCGCAGATCAGCGCCGGCGCCACGTCCAACGGCGTCGGCCCGCTGCAGATCACGTACCCCGGCTACTTCTTCAACGACCCCGACCGGGCCTGGTGGGACCCCGAGAAGTCCGCCGAGATCGGTTGTGGCATCATCCGGGACCTCATCAACGCTGAAGGTGACTCGTACGAAGACCTGAAGCGTGTCGGATCTCGCTACAATTCGGGTAGCGCTTACGGCGCCTACGAGGCGTACGGCGAACCTTTCAGCGACCGGTGCCGGTCGTGGTACAACTACGGGCGCCCCAACGGCGCAGGACAGGAGGCATGGGAAATGGCCGAAGGTGTTGACCTTCTCAGGGAGATCAGGGACCTGTTCAGGTCCGGGCAGGCGGGCGACCACTTCGCCGGTGACATGAACTGGTACGCGAAGGCGACCTACGAGGAGACCAAGGCGATTCACGCTGCGGTCGACAAGGTCCTTGACGCGCTCACCCCCGGCCAGGAGGGCGTCAAGTCTGCGGGTGCGATCTATGGCGCTGTCAACGACATTCGTGCCGCCGTGAAGCCCGCCGACGTTGGACGCCCCGACGCGGCGAAGTGACCCCCCACATCGTCCCGTGCGCAGCCCATTGGTTCGCCGCTGCGGCGATCCTGGGCGCGTACTGGGTCGGGCGGCTAGAAGGCCGTCAAGAAACAACAGAGGAGAAAGATGAATCTGACTGCTGAGCAGAGCGCAACCCTGACCGCTGCGGCCGCTATCGCGTGGCCTTTCGTTCAGGCGTCCTTGGACAAGCCGTACTGGACTGCGGGCAAGCGGCGCGCCCTGACCCTGGCTGCTGTTGTTCTGATCGCTGCCGGCACGTGGTTCGTGGGCGCCTACCCGGCGACCGCTGAAGCTGCCGTGTCGCAGCTGCTGGCTGTTGCTGGCCTTGTTCTCGGGGCTTTCAACATCCTGAAGAGTGTGAAGATCAACGGCATCTCGATCCTCGACTGGGCGGGCATTGTTACCCCCGGCGGTGTCACCCTGCGTGACTCCGGCAACGGGAAGCACAAGGCCTGACCGGTCATCGCCGATACCCCGCCAGTTCGGCCAGCTGGCGGGGTATCCTTATGCCCTGACCGCAACTGTTAGGAGTTTTCTCGTGGCACGTCTTACATCTGCTAGGCGCCTACGCAAGGAAGTGTTGGAGGAGTGGGACCTGTCGCCGGTTGAGGCGCGGATCCTGGACGACATGTGCCACGAGGCCGAGCTGATCTCCCGGATGGCGAAAGAACTGGACAGCGGGGACCTGCTGACGGTCGGGTCGACCGGTCAGATGCGCCCCAACCCTCTGCTCGCGGAGATCCGGCAGCACCGTGCGGTGATGGCGTCACTCGCGAAGGCGCTTCGGCTGCAGGATGACACTGACGAGGCTCGTCTAGCGCGGTCGGAGCACGCCGCGGCCGCGGCGGCGGGCCGCTGGGGGCTGACGCATGGCACGTCGGCGTAACAGCACGCCGGCCGAGACCAGCGAATGGGACGAGAGTGACTGGCCGGCAATCAAAGCTTGGTACAAGGAACGCCTGGCTGGGCCGGCCGCCCTGCCTGGCTGTGCGTGGCCGCCCGTTGCGCACGGCCCGGTCTGGACCATTGAGGACGGCCGGTGGCTGCTGCCTGACAGCACCATCGGATGGGACGTGCTCGCCTGGGCGTCCTCCTCGCTGGTCGGACCAGGCGGCGGCGCGTGGACATTCACGCCAGAACAAGCCAGGTTCATCCTCTGGTACTACGCAGTAGACAACGACGGCATGTTCCTGGCGCCCACAGTCGTCCTGCAGCGATGCAAAGGGTGGGGGAAAGACCCACTGGCCGGCGTGATCGCCCTGAACGCCCTCCTCGGCCCATCCCTCCCGCAGTCCACCCCCTATGGTGTCCGCGGCCGGCGCGAGCAGACACCATGGATTCGCCTGCTCGCCGTGTCGCAGCAGCAGACCGAGAACACAATGGGAGCGATCCGGGCGGTCGCCCCCGCGCTAGTGCAGTCCGAGCTCGGCATACGCGTCATTTCCACGTACGTGCGCCCTACGGACGGCTCTCCGGGCTTCATCACCGCGATCACGTCGAACCCTGACGCTGCCGAGGGTTCCCGTGCCACCCTGACCATCTGCAACGAGACACAGAACTGGACGGCTTCCAACGCCGGCATCGCGATGATGGGTGTGGTGCGCGGCGACGCCGCGAAGTCACCGCCAGACCGGCAGGCGCGCGTGCTGCACATCTGCAACGCCGCCCGCGCCGGCGTCGAGTCGGTAGGGCTTGCCACCAGGGAGGCATGGGAGCGGTCCCAGGCGGGGAAGATCCGCTCCTACGGGCTCATGTACGACACCCTGGAGGCGCCCCCGCAGGCGCCGTTGACCGCGGACGACGCCCCAGAAGTCGTGAAAGGCGTCCGCGGTGACGCGACCTGGCTGTCACCAGACCGCATCGTCCAGGATGTCCTCGACCCGGAGACACCGCCGTCCGAGTCCAGGCGGAAGTGGTACAACCAGGTCACCGCAGCCGAGGATGCGTGGGTTACCAGGGAAGAATGGGACGCCTGCCGCTCCAAGGATCTGCCCGCGCTCGACCCCGACGACGAGCTTGTTTTGTTTTTCGATGGCGGCAAGTCGGATGACGCGACCGCTCTCGTGGGCTGCCGGATCTCCGACGGCGCCGTGTTCCCACTCGGCGTGTGGCAACGGCCGCCCGACGCCCGCGCCCATGGGTGGATCGCCCCCCGTGAAGAGATCGACCAGCGCGTCCGCGACGTACTCGACCACAACAACGTCGTCGCCCTATGGTGCGACCCGTCCCACGCCAAGGATGATGAGACCATGGTCGCGTTCTGGGACGGCATCATCGACGGCTGGCACCGCGACTACCGCCGGAAACTCCGCATGCCCGCGTCCAGGCAGCACGCCACCAGATGGGACATGTCCGACCCGTCCCACACGGCCCGGTTCGTCCGCGGCGTCAACCGCGTCTACGCGGACATTGAGTCCGGCGGTCTCCTCCACGACGGCGACGCCAGGCTCCGCGCCCACGTACTCCACGCCCGTCGCGTCCCGTCCAAGTGGGGCCCTAGCATCGCGAAGAATCACCGCGAGTCCAGGAAGAAGATCGACCTCGCCGTCGCCATGGTCGGCGCCCGTATAATGCGTGAGGAGTACAGGAATAGCCGCCGCAGAGGGCGCGGAAAGGTATGGTGACCGCCCATGAGTGACCGCCCCTGGGAGAAACTCGCCGAGGACACCTCCGAGAAGCGATGGGAAGCCCAGCAACGTCAAGAGGACCTCGTCCCCGGGTCGACCACACCCGGCATCGGCGCGCCGCTCGCGACCGTTGACGGCGGCGGGAAGACTGCCGATCAGCGGCGCCTCCGCGCGCTCGCGCTGGGCCCGACCCTCGCTCTGCTCGTGGACACGCTCGGCCGTCAGATCATCGCCGACGGCGTCACCCGCACCGCCGACCAGCAGGGTGATCTCGCCGCACTGTGGGCGCCATGGGAGCGCGCCGGCATGCCCACACGGCAGACCGCCCTTTGGAAAGCCGCCCTGACCGACGGGGAAGCGTTCCTGCTGGTCGCACCGAACGGCCTGACCGCGAAGCTCGAGGCCGCCTCCGTCGCCCGCGTCGGCGTGGACTGGGGCGACGACCCCACCGCGGACTGGCCCGCCCGCGCCGTGTTCCTCACGAAAGGCGGCCGGCCGACCCTGTACGTCACAGACCAAGACTTGATCCGCATCGACCGGTCAGGCAACCCCTACGAGGTTGTCCGTCACGGCCTTGGGTACACCCCCGTCTGCCGTTTCGCCCCCTACCTGTCCATCGACGGCGACGCAGAGTCCCTCGTGGACCGTCTGCGGATCCCCGCCCGCCGGTACATCAAGACAGTCCACGACCGGCTCCTCATCCAACACTCCAACTCATGGAGAGTGAAGACAGTCACCGGCCTGGACGACCCCGGCAGCCTCGAGGACGCAGAGCGGATGAAAGCACACCTGTCGACCTCGTCGATCCTGACCGGCGGTGACGGCGTCCAGTTCGGGTCACTGCCAGAAACCAGCATGCAGTCCGTCCTCGACGCGGAACGCGCAGACCTCGGGACCCTCGCGGCGCTCGCCTCCGTCCCGTCCTGGTCGTTGTCCGGGTCACAGCTCGTCAACTTGTCCGCGGACGCTCTCGCTGAGGCAAAGTCAGCTGAGCGGGCGCACATCACCTCAATCCAACGCGCACTCGGCAGGCCACTCCTGAACGTGCTCCGCGCTTCCGCCCAAATCGAACGCCGCGTCGCCGATGCGAACGACTACACGCTCCGCGTCGACTGGCGTGACACGGAAGCCCGATCGCTGTCGCAGGCCGCGGACGCGCTCGGCAAACTGTCCCAGTCGCTCGGCGTCCCCGCCCAGCTGCTGTGGCAGCGGATCCCCGGCGTGTCGCCCGCCGAAGCGCAAGAGTGGCAGGAGTACGCGGACGCGCACCCATCCGAGCTGGAAGCGTACGCCCGCGCCCTCACCGCCGACGGGGAAGGCACCCCGCCCGTCGAGGAGTCCTGACCGGTGGCCCTCACCGCCGTCGGGGCAGCCCTCACCGCCGGATACCAGCGGCACATCTCCGCGATGGCCGCCGCCACCGGGCTGGCGGTAGCCGACGCCATGGACGACATCGACCCTGACGACATTGGCGGCGCACACCAGTACGCGGTAAAGAAAGCCGCAGACGCCATCCAAGGGGGCACCCGCCGAGGGCGCGCCCTCACAGCCCAGTACCTCACCCGGTACGCCCGCGCCGAAGATATCGACCTGCCGTCCCTCCCCGCCGTCCGCCCCATCGGCAGGCAGGACGCCGTCCGCACTGCGTTCTACTCCGGTCCCGTCCGCGCGAAAACCCTCATCCGCCGCGGCATCAGCGGAGAGCAAGCCGTCGCCGAAATGCGGGACTGGGCCGCCCAATGGGGTCGCACCCGCGTCGAGTCCGCATCCCGTGACTACGTCATCCAATCCGCCCGACGCACCCGACTGAAGTGCAGGCGTGTCGTCGTTGGTAAAACATGCGCGTTCTGCTCCATGCTCGCAGCCCGAGGCCCCGTCTACACCGAAGACACCGTCACGTTCCGCGCCCACCGCTGCTGCGACTGCACCTGGGAAATCTGCAAGGAAACCCCCAACGAATGGCTGAAACGGTCCGCGACGTCACACGAGCTGCGCATCAACGCCGCCTACCAGGAAGCCGCCACGAACATCCACGCGGCCGGAGAAGCCCTGTCCGGCCGCCCAGGCAGGCACAACATCACCATGGAAATGCGGCGTGTCGCCCCGGAGCTGTTCTCCGACGGGTGGAAGACCCGTTGATATATACTGCACGCAGCACACCAAAAGGAGGAGCTAATGGCCGATTCGAAGCCCAGCCCGGACGCGTCCGCGTCCGCGGCGTCCACTGACAGTGACGCCAAGGCCAACCCGAAGTCGGTGACGGGCGTCAAAAAGCCCGACAGCAAGCCCGAGCAGTCCGCCCGCAAGGAGCCCGCCGCCGGCGCCGGCAAGTCCCAGCCCGAGCAGCCCACCCCCGATGGGGACGCGTCAGCGAAGCCCGCAGACAAGCCTGAGGCTGCGCCCGCCGACACGGGCGACGCAAAGCTGGCACCGCAGGTCCCTGCCAAGGAGGTCGCCGCCGACCAGGAGCCGGCCGTTGACTACGAGGCCCTCGCCAAGGCCGCACGCGCCGAACTGGACAACCTGAAAGCGAAGCTCGCCACCCAGGAATCCCTCAAGTCCGCCGGCCTCGCCCCCGAGCTCGCCGACTACGTCACCCTCAACACCCCCGAGGATGCCCAGAAGCTCGCCGCGATCATCGCCCCCCAGCCGCAGGCGGCCCCGTTCGCCCCGGTCGGAGACGACGACACAGACGAGGACATCACCACCATTGGCAACCGGATCTTCGGTCGCCGCTGATAGAAAGGAAGCCCCATGGCTAACTTTGCAACCCCGGCGATGAAGGTCACCAAGAGCTCCGTCGCCGCTCTCCGCTACCTGTCTGCCCTGCCGCGCACCATCAACCGTGACGCCGAGACCGGTTACGAGGCCGGCTACGGCAGCACCGTCAACGTGCCCATGCCCGTCAAGGCGACCGCCGCTACCCGCACCAAGGCTCAGCGTGCTGCCCGTAACGCCATCAACTACACCGACCTGACCCGCCAGTACGTGCCCGTCGAGCTTGCCGACCAGATCTACTCCGCGGTCCGCCTGCCCTCCGACTGGTACACGTGGACCCTGCAGTCCTTCGAGGACGAGGTTGCCAAGCCGACCGCCGAGGCTGTCGTTGACGAGCTCCCCAAGAAGCTGGCCGCGCTCATGGTCACTATCAAGGCCTCGCAGGCCGCCGACGCTTCCGCTGCCCCGGTCGACTACACCGACGCGAAGGCCCTCAAGCTGAAGTCTGACTCCTCGAACGTCCTTGAGGTCGTGGCTCGTCTCGCCCGGGTTCTCAACAGCCGTGAGGTCCCCACCTCGGACCGGACGATCGCTGTTGGTCCTGGTGTCGCCGAGGTCATCCAGAAGAACCGCGACCTGGCGAACGCCGCCTACCAGGCCGACGACGGCGGCAGCCTCCACGAGGCCATCATCAGCCGCCTGAAGGGCTTCACCATCATCGAGGACCCGCGCCTCCCGGAGAAGTTCGGCATCGCCTACCAGCGCGACGCGTTCACGATGGCTCTGCGCGCCGCGACCGTGCCGCTCGGCGCCTCCTACGGCGCGAACCATGCCGAGGATGGTTTCGCTCTGCGTCTGATCTGCGACTACGACCCGGACCAGGCCGAGGACCGGGCTGTCGTTGACGCTTTCTTCGGCGCGGCCGTTATGGACGCCCAGCGCGCCACTGCTTTCGGACTCGCCTGATCGTAATGCCCACCACAGCGCTGGCGGACGTCACCGACCTCGGAGACTGGCTCGGAGAGAGCATCACCGAGGACGGTGACGTCCGCCGCGCCAAGTGGCTTCTGCGGCGTGCCACGTCCCTTGTGCTTGAAACTTGCGGGCGTGTCGCACGTCCTTGGACGCCGGCTGACGTCCCTGGCGGCGTGCAGGAAATCATCCTGTCCTGCGCGGCGCGAGCGTACGTCAACCCCGAATCGTGGAACTACGAGAGACTCGACGATTGGATGGGAGGCGGGAAGCCTGTCCCTGAGGACGGCTTGTATCTGACACCCACCGAGAAGAAGTCGCTGCTCCTGTACATCGAGGACGCCCCCACCCGTGGGCTCGGCGTGATAGGCACGTACAGGGAAGTGTGGCCGCCTGCCACGAACCGGTACGGCGACAGCGGCTGGGTCGACGCAATCAGGGGCAAGCCGTGAGCCACCCGCACGCCCGCAGACGGCGGGCCGAATGGCTGATGGTTGACTCGTGCGTGATTGACCGGCCCGAAAGGTCAATGAACTGGGACCCGCGGACCGGACATGACGAGCCGGCGACATCTCGCGTGTACGAGGGGAAGTGCCGGCTGCGGCAGCAGACGTCGTACGGCACCGCCCCGACCACGGGCGGCCACACATACGAACTGCAGCAGACTGAGCTGCACATTCCCCGCGGCGCATCATATGAGCCGCACGTCGGTGACGTCGCCGCCGTGACCGGGTACGCGTACCCGTTCCGGATCCGCGGCCTGATCAACCAGACGCACCGGACCGCCACAAGAATGCTCGTCGACGCGGAGACTGACTGATGCCCGCCGACGTAACACAGCTGCGCGCGCTTGCCGCTGACTTCGCTTCCGCCCAGGAAGCCGGGGCCGCGGTGCAGGTCGGTGTGCGCAACGCCTTGGACTCGGCGAAAGAACGGGCACGGCAGGACTATCGGGCGTTCCCCAACAAGGGAATCGCCAAGGTGGGTGACACGTTCTCCTACGACACGAAGCCGTCCGGCGCTGTCGTCCGGGCCGAGTTCGGCCCATCAAAACCAAAGGGCGCGCTAGCTAACATTGCGATCTGGGGTACACCCAAGGGTGGCGGCGGCATGCCGCACCCCGCCGACTACATGGACGACAAAGTCACCGACGAGATCGCTTCCACCCTCGACGAGATACTGGACAAGCTGTCATGATCAAGATCGGCCCGTTCGTGAAGGCGATGGAGAGGGCATGCCGGGACCGGTGCGGGTACGACGTGTACCTCGGCGAGGTCACAAAGGCCAGGCCGAACGTCCCGTACGTGCTTGTGAAGCTGCCCGCCGCCGGCGCCGGCAAGGCTGGCACGCTCGGTAACGCCGCCGACGAGATCAGCTTCCTGCAACCACTCACGGTGGTTGCGAGCACCGCCGACAGGCTGCTTGCTGTAACAGACGACGTCCGCAGCGCACTCGATGGGTACGAACTGAAGGTCGGCGGCTGCCACGTGGAGCCGCTGCACCTGTCCTATTCGTCTGGCCTGCTCCGCGACGACCAAGTAGACATCCCCGCCTACGGGCACCTGTTCTACTCGGTAGACATGTGGCAGGTTACGGCGTTCAAAAGATTCGCCTGAGTTAAACTGACCTAGAAACGTACGTTGTCCGGCGCTGACGCGGCGTCGGAGAGAGGAGAAAGCCGATATGGCTTCGTCAATCCGGACGCTCGGCGACGGCCGCATCACGCTCGTCGCCCTGGGCACCGACTCCGCCCCGGTCGCGAACAGGAAGGCGCCGACCGCGGACGAGCTGAACAAGGGCATCCACTTCGAGATGTCCGTCATGAAGTCTGACTACAAGCTCGGGTCGAAGGGGAGCACGAGCGTCGAAGAGCCCGTCCTCGGCGCCGCCGGCAAGGGCACCGTCCCTGGGCCCGCCGAGTACGAAGGCCAGGTCAGCGTCTACTGGTTCTTCGACGACAACAGCCAGAAGGTCCAGGGTGGCGACAACGCCGTCTGGGAGCTTCTGAAGCAGACCGGCCGCGAGTTCGAGCTGTACGAGCGTGAGGGCAAGAAGCCCGAGGAGCCGTTCGCGAACGGAGACGACGTTGACTGGTACCACGTCGCCCCCGGCCAGCCGCAGAAGCCTGACGACAGGACCACGTACACGAAGCGCACCGTGTCCCTGTTCATTTCTGACGCCCTGGAGAACGAGATCACCGTCGGTGGTGGCAAGGTTCAGGCTGCCCCCACGATCACGTCGATTGATCCGTCCGGGAAGAAGGCCGGCGACACCGTCCTGATTACCGGCACAAACTTCGTCGGTGTCACCGGCGTCACCTGCACGGTGGGTGGGAAGACTACCCCGGTCGCCTCCTACCGGGTGCTGTCCCAGACTGCTATCAGCGCAGTCCTGCCTGTCGGCGTCCAGACGGGCAACTTCATCGTCACGAACGTGGTTGGCGCGTCCGCCGGGAAGTCCTACACGGCCGGCGCCTGACGTATGCCGCCCTGTACACTGGGCCTGTTGCCCCCGCTGCCATGTGCGGTCTCTGGCGGCGGGGGCAACACCGCACATAGACCGCTTGGGACCGCAGACAGGGGACGCCGATGAGCGACCGTGTTGATGTCGACGCTGACAACTTTGAGGACCGTACCGACGGTGCGGACGCGCCAGAGAAGTTTGATTTCGCGGCGTGGATGGCGGGGTTCCAGCCGACCAGGAAGTCGTGCATGCTGTACGGGCGCACCGACCTGCTCGCTGTGATCGACCGCCTGGACGAGGAGGCTCGCCTGCCCGGCCTGTCCGACGAGCGCAAGAAGGAGCTTCTGGACAAGGCCAACGCGACGCTCGCTGAGCTGAAAGACTCGGCTGTGGAGTTCGTTGTGCAGACGATGTCCGTGTACGCGCAGAAGGAACTCATGGAGTCGCTCGGCCACCGCACGAAGGATGACCCTGTCACCCATGAGATGGAGTGCGCGTTCATTGCCGCGCACATCGTGGAGCCGACCGGCGTGACCGGAGAGGATATTGCCGGCCTGTACCAGGCGTCACCTCAGCAGGTTGAGAAGCTGTCCCGCTGCATTCGCGCTGTCGACACGGAGAGCCCGACCATCACTGCCCCTTTCTCGTCCAGGTCCTGACCGCCCCGACCGGGGCCTGGCTGCGGTCCATGGTGAAAGCTGCCATGGGCTGGGGGCGCCCGCCGACGGGGATTCTGCGCCGGTCCGGTGAGTGGGTGGCCCAGGACTACGACCTGGCGAACGCCTACTCTCTGTACGAGTCGTCCCTGTGCCCGTGCGGGTGCGGCTACCCGCGCGATGTGGCTTGGGATGAGTACATGGACGGCTGGTTCGAAGCTCGGGAGGTGGTCTGCTATGCGAAAGCTGCCCGTGAACGGTGGGAGAAAGACCATTCCGAGCGGAACAAGCACGGCGACCTGATCTCCCCACCAAAAGAAGGGTCGCTCCTGTACGTTGCGGACGCCAAGGTAGAATCCGAACAGGAGTGAGGAGAGTGCTGTGGCCGATAGAACCGTAGTTGTCAAGCTGACCGCCGACGCGTCTGGGGTGAAGGCCGGCATGCAGGAGGCGTCGTCCGCGACTAAAGGCGCCGCGGATGCGATGTCGCAGGCGGGGCAGGCCGCGCAGGGCGCCGGCGATCAGATGGGCAACGCCGGCGAGCGCGGCAAGTCCGGGCTCGCTGGTCTCGCTGACTCTGCGCGCCAGAATGGGGCGGCTTGGACGACGGTGGGCACGGCGGTCGCGGGCGTCGGTGCGGGCCTGCTCGGGTTCGCGGGCATGGCCGGGAAGATGTCCGCTGACTTCGACGCGTCCATGTCGTCCGTGCAGGCCGCCACCCACTCGTCTGCGGATGAGATGTCCCAGCTGCGTGAGGCTGCTATCCAGGCTGGCGCGGACACGGCGTTCTCTGCGACGGAGGCGGCCTCCGGCATTGAGGAGCTGGCCAAGGCTGGCGTGTCCACGAAGGACATTCTTGCGGGCGGCCTTTCGGGTGCTCTTGACCTGGCTGCTGCGGGTGAGATCAGCGTGTCTGAGGCGGCCGAGACCGCGGCGACCGCCATGGTGCAGTTCAACCTGTCCGGCGACAAAGTGACGCACGTCGCGGACCTGCTGGCCGCCGGGGCTGGCAAAGCGCAGGGCGGCGTGCATGATATGGCGTACGCCCTGAAGCAGTCCGGGCTTGTGGCCTCTCAGGCTGGCCTGAGCATCGAGGAAACGACGGGGTCCATCGCCGCGTTTGCGTCGGCCGGTCTGATCGGCCAAGACGCGGGCACGTCGTTCAAGACGATGCTCCAGCGTTTGGAGAACCCCTCCAAGGGCGCGAAGAACGCAATGGATGACTTGGGCATTCACATTTACGACGCGCAGGGGCACTTCATTGGGATCACCGCTGTCGCAGAGCAGCTGCGCAACGGAATGAAAGACCTCGGCGAAGAGGAACGCAACACGGCAATGTCGACGATCTTCGGGTCGGACGCTATCCGTGCTGCGAACGTGCTGTACAACGAGGGCGGCGAAGGGATCCAGGGGTGGATCGACAAGGTCAACGATGCCGGGTACGCCGCTGAGACTGCGCGCCTAAAGCAGGACAACCTGAAAGGCGACATCGAGAAGCTGGGCGGGTCATGGGAGACCGCCATGATCAAGATCGGCTCCTCCTCTCAGGCGCCGGTCAGGTCAGTCGTCCAGCACATCACGTCCCTGGTTGACAAGCTCGGGGAGCTTGGCAGCGGCACCCAGTCCATGATCATGAACTTCGCTGCGTTCGGCGGCGCGGCCCTGACAGCGGTCGGCGGTCTCATGGTGATGGCGCCGAAGATTGTCGAGATCAAAGACGCGATGAACACGCTGAACTGGACGGCTGCCGGCCTGAAAGGGAAACTCGGCGAGGTCGCTACCGGCATGACTGGTTTCGGCCGCGCGGGACGCATGATGATCACTGCCGCCCTGATTGAGGGCGTCAAGCATTACGGCGACGAGGTGCGTCGTACGGGCGTGTCTGTGGATGAAATGTCCTCGGCGCTCACTCATGGCGGTTCTGTCTTGAACAACTTGGATTTCGATAAAGGCAAGTACTCCCTGCAGGAGTACTCGCAGGCCTTGGCGGACATCAGCCGCCCGTCCGTGTGGTCGTCCGTGCAGCAGCACTTGGCTTCGTTTGCGGACGGTGTCGCGGGCGCTTTCGGGGCGGACACTCGTTCCGACTTGCAGCGCACGAAGGACGCCCTTGAGACGACAGGGAAGGCGCTGTCCGGCATGTCCACGGACGACGCTGTAGCTCAGTTCAAGAAGTTGTCATCTGAGATGACGAATGGCACAAACAAGTCGATGATTGACTTGATCAACTCTATGCCTGATTTCAAGGCGCACCTTAATGAGATCGCGAAGCAGATGGGGTTGACGGCGGACGATAACACGCGCCTTGCCATTGCGTTGGGGCAGATCGACCCGAACGCGCAGGCCGCCGCCGGCGGCACGTCGCAGCTGGACGCTGCCATCCGCAAAGCGAAGGAGGGCACCGACCAGATCGTGCCATCCATTGAGGAGGTCATCAAAGGGATTAAAACGTACGGCGACACCGTCATTGCGAATTCAAACGCGGACATTAAGTTCCAGGAGGCGCTGAAGAATGTCAATGACGCCGTCAAGGAGAACGGTGCTACGCTGGACATCACCACAGAGAAGGGCAGGAAGAATCAGTCTGCGCTTAACGATTTGGCGTCTGCGACGTTCGCGCAGGTCCAGGCCGCGCAGGCTGCTGGCGCCGGCCAGGATGAGCTGCAGTCCAAGATGCAGACCGGCCGGGACGCGTTCATCGCGGCGGCGGAGTCTATGGGGCTTACGGAGGACGAGGCGGTCGAGCTCGCCGATAAGTATGGGTTGATCCCCGAGAAGATCAACACTGAGGTTACGGCTGACACGTCGCAGGCGACCGAGGCTGCTAATGGTGCGACGGCTGAGATTGACGGTATGACGGGGACGATCTCCATTTCTGGTGACGCCGCGAAGGCGGACTACACGTTGACCGTGACGGCCGACTCGATCAACGGCACGACCGGTGTGGTGGAGATCGACGCGGACAATGATCAGGGCCTGGCTGGCCTGCAGGAGACTGTTCAGACAATCGACAATTCAGATGGCACGGTGTCCATTCTGGGTGATGCTACGGGGGCCCGGTGGGAGAAGGACTCCGTCCACACGGAGATTGATAACACCACTGGGACGGTGACAATCTCAGGTAACGATCAGGCATCCGGCAAGGTACGTACCGTGAAGTACAACATTGACCAGCTTCACGACAAAGAGATCTCGATCACCACCCGAATTAAGCAGATTTTCACAAGTGTCGGACATTGGATCGGCGATCACTGGCCGAAAGGCTCCTGGCTGCGAGCGGACGGCGGCCCTATCACCCCGATCAAGGGATACGCGAACGCCGGCGCTGTGCACGGCCCCGGCGGCGGACGTGATGACTGGATTCCAGCCTGGCTGTCCAACGGGGAGCACGTCCTCACCGCCGCGGAAGTTGCCGCAGCAGGCGGTCAGGATGCCGTATACCGCCTGCGGAAAATGATCCGCGACGGCGACATCCGCAACTACATGGAGGCGAGGCGCTTCGCTGACGGCGGCGCCCTGTCGGCGTCATCGCCGTCCATCGCCGGTGGAGGCAGCGTGTCTGTGAAGCAGCTCCGCAAAGCCATGGACGGGATGAACCTGGAGCTGACCGTGGACGGGCAGACTACCCTGACCACTAGGATGAAGTCCGTCGCAGACGGACGCATCGTCACCGCTAACAGGATGATGGGAAGATGACCGCATGGCAACAATGAAAGCTTTCACGGCACGGCACACCGGGATGCTGTCCTTGCGGCCGAACCCATCCCCCGAAGGTGCGGCCGCGATACCCGTGTACGTAAAGTCAGACGACAACCGGGTACTCATCTGGCATCCCACTGACTCTGAGTGCATCAGCGACCCGCTGGCGCCGATCGGCGAGGAAACCACGTACACGCAGGTCGGCGCGTCGGACACGACCGCGGTGCGCACGTCCATCGGGGCGGACATCATCTCCGACGAGACCGGCCACGTTGCCGTCAAAGGGCACATCGTTGAAGCGAACGAGGAGTCGTTCTCTGCGGGCCTGACGACCTTGTCCACGTCAGCTGGAACCCTCGACCGGTGGGGGCAGTCCGCGGAGCCGCTGTCGTACACGATCACCTACCGGACGAAAGGCCGCGCCGACTACGAGACGCTCCGCGCTCTCACGCAGCGTCCCGGCTACCTGGTCGTCGCTCACGATGGTGACGCCTGCCGGATTCCGTCGTGCACGATCCGTCCGATCCGAGTGGTGGCCGTGCAGAAGGCGACCGCCCAGCAGACCGAGTCGCGCCTGGCTGGCACTGTCCAGTGGGAGCTGTCCGTCACGGAACGGCCGTCAGAAATGGTCCGCCACACCGAGCAGTGGCTCGGCATGTACGGCACCCGGATGGGGTCATGGGCGCCATGCGTCACCTGGGGTGAGTGGCTGGGCTGGGAAGCGAAGCTCGCCAACGGCGACATCAAGCGGGACGTCACCTACCTGTGGGGTGGTACCACGCACCCGGAGGACGACAAGCTCCTCGGCGGTGACATTTCGGAGAACTGGTCGCCGCACGGCCGGCCGACCCGCGGTGGCGGTGTGCGCACTGTCACTCCGACGGCGGGCACGTCCAGTTTCCGGCAGGTGCCGGTCGGTCACACCGTGGAAGTGTCCGCCTATGTGCGGCGTATCGGTAGCGACCCCGACCTGTCGAACGTGTCAGTCGGCCTGTGGCTGTCGAACGGCCTCGGCTCCAACTCGACGAAACGTTCCTTCGACCATCCGGACCGGCAGACGCGCGGGAAGCCTGACGCGAACAGGTGGGTGCTGATGAAAGCGACGACCGTGATCACGGCCGGCGCGGACTGGGTCGCACCATGCCTGCTGCTCGACGGCGACCCGCTGCCGACAGTCGAGTTCGCCGAAGTCGGCATCGCAGACCTGTCACTGTCGGACATTCCAGACATCACCTCGCGCACGTACGATGACGTGTGCCGCTTTGTGGCGGGGATGCCGTCATGAGGCCCGGGCCTAGCCTGTTCGACATGGCCCGGCCTGCCCGGTGGCGTGTCCGCGTGGACGTCCGCTACGGCGGCAAGATTGAGTGGCGGGACCTGCCCGTGTACAACGTGCAACTGGACTGGGGGAAGCTCGGCACAAAGGTGGACTCGAACCCAACCGCCCCGGCGCGGCTCACGTTGAACGCTCCCCGCCAGTTGGCGGCGAAGGACCCGACGGATCCGCTGGCGAGCTACGGGCAGGAGTTGTGCCCCGTTCTGGAGATACGCCCCCGCGAGGGTGAGGGGTGGGACGTCCCGTTCGGGCATTTCCGGATCACGGACTCCCCGGCGAACCCGGAGGAGGCGACCGTGCAGGCCAAGGACATGTTGTTGGACTTGGAGGAGAACCCTCTCCCGTTCCCGCACTCACCTTGGTTGGGGGGGACTCTGCTGTCGGAGATGCGCCGCCTGAACCCAGTTCCGGAACACACGTACATTTGGGTGGACCCGAAGGTGCGGAACGTCGCGCCGATGGCGTCGTTGCAGATGCCACCGAACCGGCTGGCGTCAGTGATTATGCTGGCGGACTCGTGCGGCGCTGACGTGCGCATGGGGTACGGCGGGAAGATCGAGGCGTACGCGCGGCGGGAGAACTGGCAGACCCCGGATGAGACGTATCCGCTGGCGTCCGGGCTGCTCGTGGACGCACAGCGGACTGAAGATCCGTCGGGCCGGCTGCCGAACATGATCGAGATCAATGCAAAGGGGGACGGTACGAAGTCGTACTCGCTGTCCGGGAACAAGTCGTGGGCGGACGCGATCAAACGGTCGGACCATGACACCGAAGTTGATGAGGCGTTGAACCTGTTGTGGGAGTCTAAGCCCACGACGTCGGCGTGGGGGCAGAAGGATGAGCTGTACCAGAACGCGGAGAACACGGCCTGGCAGTGGAGGCATAACCTGTGGCCGGGCTGGGAGCGTGAGGTCGACGACAAGGGGAAGACGACCGGGTGGAAGTCGAACTACACGTACGACTTCCATATCGGGATGCAGTATTACGGCGCCCCGTACGACCCGAAGCACTACGGCCGGGTGACGAAGGTCACGGACCTGTCGTCAGATAAGTCGTGGTCGAAGATGGTGGAGCAGGCCAACGCAGACGCGTTCCATGCCCGTGACCGCCTGCCGTCGTGGAAAGTGGAGATGGCGTTTGACCCTCGCGTCGAGATCGGCGACCTCCTTGCCTTCGAAATCAGGGAAGGGGAGTGGATTGCTATCATTGTCTCGAGCTTCTCGTGTTCGCTGTCCGATGTGTCTCGCACGATGACGGTGATCGGGCGGGAGGCTCGCCGCCACCTGTAGGGGAGGAGACCGCATGAGTGATAGCAGCCTGTACCTGGCGCTCCGCGAGGGCAGCCAGGCGTCCCAGCGGCGTGACACGACGATCCGTTGGGTGAAGGGGCGCGTGGTTGACACGTCGAAGACTGACCCGACCCTGCCGGCTGGTTGGGTGCGTGTCGGCATGCCGTATGACAAGCCTGAGACGTACGTGGCGGGGGAGACGCCTGGCCTGTACACGTGGCAGGGGGCGATGGTTACTGTTCGCCTGCACCCGGATGGGACGCTGCTGGCGATCACTGACGGGCAGGATGAGCCTGGCGATGAGCGCACGCAGGTTGAGCGTCTCGGGCCGGCCGGGCGGGAGATCGCAGAGGCGATGAACGATGCGGTGGACGCGAAGAAAGCTGCCGCGGAGGTGAAGACTCGCGCCGACAACGCTGCGAAGGATGCGGCTGCCGCTGCCCGTGACGCACAGACCGCCCGGGCGAAGGCGGAGGCTGCCGCGTCGGCGGTAGGCACAGTGCAGGACAGTGTGAAGGGCCTGGACGGGCGTGTCACTGCCGCTGACAAGGCTGCGAAGGATGCGGCCACGGTGGCGGGCGCCGCGAAGACCACCGCTCAGCAGGCCGCCGAGACGGCGAAGCGTGCTGAGGATGCGATCAAGAATTCCGGCGACAACGCGAAAGCGGTTGCTCTGGCTGAGGAGGCGAAGTCGTTGGCGCAGGCCGCGCAGACTCTCGCCGGGCAGGCGGGCGCGAAAGCGCAGGCCGCCGCTGATGCTGCGGCGGATGCGACGCGGAAGGCTGCGGACGCTGACACGGCAGCGAAGAAAGCTGACGCTAACGCTTCTGCTGTGAAGGCTGTTGCGGACGGGGCGCAGGCGGCGGCGAAGGCCGCACAGGCGGACGCGCAGAAAGCACAGGCTGACTACTCGGCGCTGAAAGCGAAGCAGGACGCATCCGACGGCGACATTCTGGCTGCGAAGCAGAAGGCTGACGGTGCTGCCGCGGCCGCGCAGGGCGCCGCTGAGAAGGCCGACAAGGCGGTGGCGGACGCCCTGGGGGCCCGTAACGCCGCCGATCAGGCGACCGCGAAGATGTCTTCCTTGGATGGGAAAGTGACGATTGCTGCCCGCGCCCCACTGCCGGCTGACGGTCAGGGGAAGGTCGCCGGGTCGCTGTGGTGGGTGCAGGGCGCTGACGGGCGGCTCGGCCAGGCGTTCACATGGAACGGCGCTGTGTGGCGGCTCAGCCAGGCGGGCACGAACTTCATTGGTGACAAGGCGATCGGGTCCGCGCAGATCGGCGACGCCGTGATCGGGTCGGCGCAGATCGCTGACGCGTCCATCACTGACGCGAAGATCGGCGGCCTGTCAGTGTCGAAGCTGATGGTGACTGGCGGGGCGAGGATGCCGCAGGCTGTGATCGACGTGATCACGTCTGACTCCGCGTTTCTGGGGGCGGTGGCCGCTCATTCGGTGTCGGTAGACCCGGAGAACATGGTGCGGGAGCCGCTGTTCGCGTCCTCGCCGTCGTCAGTGTGGGCGGTGTCGGACGTGAAGGCGGTGACGTTGGCGGCTACCGTGTCGGGCGCTCCGGGCGCCCTGGCGACCGGCGTCCGGTTCGTCAACGCGGCCGGCGCGCAGACGTGGGCACAGGTGACGCAGAGGATCTCGTTCCCCGCAGGGAAGCGTTGGGTGCTGCGGATGACGTACCGGTACAACTCCGGCAACTCGGGGACGCTTGTGGCGACTGCCGCAGCGAAGGAAATCTGCCGCCCCGTGTACAAGGCCAACGATTACAGCTGGCGGACCGAGGAGTGGGCGTGGACGCCAGACGCTGGCACTGCGTCGACTATGTTCCAACTGTCGGCTACGGCCGGCTGCCGCGCCGAGGTGGCGTTCGTGTCGTTGACGGAGGCTGTGGGGGCCACGAAGCTTGCGCCGGGCAGTGTCACGTCGGATGCGATTTACGCGTCTAAGGAGCTGTGGGCGAAGCTCGCCGCGTTTGCGTCGGTGACTACTGACATGCTGACTGCCGGCAAGGCGACCATCACCGGCGACGCGGTGGTCGGCAACTTGAAGGGCAACAACATCTTCGGGTCCAAGATCGTCGGGTCGTCCATGTACGCGTACTCCGAGTCCGCCGAGTCACTCAACAAGAAAGGGCTGCCTTACAAGGCGGTCGACGCGGACGAAGGCGACTGGAACTCCCAAGCGATCCCCATGACTCGAGTGTGGGCGGACCGCTACGGCAACTCCGACAGCGACGGGGTGTGCACGATTACGTCCGCGTCGGACACGGAGATGACCGGCAAGTACACGTCGCGCCTGGACTTCACGTACAACGCCTGCTGGGAAACGTACGTGGACCTCCCGGACGGTGACGTGTTCGACGCGACCTTGGACTTCTGGTGCGCTGACACTAACGGAACGTCTGAGATGGAGATAGTCCTGCTGCGCGATGGTATCGAGCTGTCCCGGAACCGCACTCTGGACGGCTGGCAGACGATCAGTATCGCGAACTGGAAGAAAGGGGACGCGGGGACTCGACGCTACTACTTGCGTATCTTCCCGCTGTACTCGCCAACGAACGTCTTGTTCAAGAACCTGAAGCTTTGGTATCGGACGGTGTACGACACTTCGGCGATCCGTTTGAAGGGTAACTCCCTGCTGTTCCGCCAGTCGCAGCCTAATGACAAGGGGACCAACTCGTGGTTCCGTTTCACGAACGGGCAGATGTATGCGGCCGGCACCAACGAGCTGGAGTATCAACGCCCCCTGAAGTCGTTGGTTATGCCGCCGCATTTCATTGGGACGACGAACCAGCAGCGCATTTTGCAGCGAAACTACTGGGAGTGGTGGCCGGGCAAGCTTCAGAACGACACCGAGTGGTTTGAGTATGACGCCCAGGACTTCCGCATTGGGAAGAACAACATCCCGCAGGCGGTGTATAGCGGCCTGTACTGGGTCGCTATCCAGGCGACGGTAGCGAGTCACTATTCGTCTCTCTGGACGACGCTGCTCGTGGAGCTGAATCCTGCGGGGAACTGGAGTCTGGCTGTTGGGAACTCTGTCGCCTTGGAGCCGGGGGTGTCGGGCGTGAAAGTCACGGCCGCCGGTCTCATGCAGTTGCGCACGAACGTCCGCTTGTACTGGCATTTCGCGATCCGGACTCCCAACATGGGGTCCGAGAACGGGTGGCTTGAGCTCAATAACATGCGCCTGTCTGCAATGTACATTTCGAACTGAGTAGGATGAGACTATGAGTACTACCCGTTGGGATGGGGCGAAGGTCCCGACTGCGTCCGATCCGATCCTGTCCGCGTGGGGCGACTACGCGGACTCGGTTGGCACGTTCATCCGGTGCGCGTCGCAGGCGGAAGCGCAGGCCCGCTTGTCGCAGGCGCCTGCCGGCGTTGTGTCTGTCGCACACCCGGCGATGTTCCTGATTGCTGGTGTCCTGTACTCGGCGGATGGGACTAGGTCCGGCAACCAGTATGTGCTGCAGCCGGTGGCTGGGTTCTGCGACGTGCTGGTAGACAAGACTGACGCGTCCAATGGGCGCGGCCGGCCAACGTCCGACCATACGACACGCAGGTGGGCGGAGACTGGTTTCAACCTGCCGATTCGTTCCCTCGTCGAGTTCAGCTTGGACGTGTGCGTCAGTATCGTCCACTCCGACTTCGCGTCCGAGGCTGACAAAGACAAGGCCAACGGGAGCTACTACTTCGGTTTCATCCTGGACAACGCTGGCCTGTGGCAGACCGAGATCCAGTACAACAGGACGTTCATGACTCATCACTTGTCGTGGAAGCAGGAGGTTCCTGCTGGCACGCATACGGCCGCGTACTCGACGTGCGGGTCGTATGGGACGGACCCGTTCTGGCATTACGACGGCGGCGTGTACCCGGGCACCCGGTTCCGTGTGATCAGTCTCGGCGCCGCCCGGTGAGCACTTGATCGTTACCTGTTGTGCTCGTGAGATCATGGGCACAACAGGTAACAGCTACCAGACAAAGGGGTGTTTTGTATGGCCACTTTGGGGCCTACGGAGCAGAGGAAGCGGCGCACCGAGGCGCTGCGAGGTTGTGTGATCGCGTCCGCGAACGGGGCGCCGGACGGGAAGCTGTGGGCGCAGCGTGCCCGTCAGCTGGGCGTCACACACGTGCGGGTCACGGACTTGTTTGGTGATTCCACGTCGCAGGCGCTGCACAACGGCGGCGACAAGCTCGGCGAGTTGGACTCGAAGGTGCGGTGGGCTCGGGACTCGAACGTGCGCTTGTGGCTGGACCTGTCCTACGTGCGGAACCTGTTCATTAAGGAGAAGGCGAACCCCTACTACCTGGAATGGAGGGACTGGGTTCCTTATTTCCGTGAGGTCTTGTGGCGGAATTTTCCTGACACGGACATCCCCTACCAGGACTACCCGACTGTGGATTGTGTCGCCTTGGCTGGCGAGCCGATGGTGCTGTGGGGCAATGACAACCCTGTCCAGCAGGCCGGCTCCGCGGACCAGTACGTGTGGTCGCTGCTGCAGCAGGTGGAGGCTGTGCGTCGTCTCGGCTACGACGGGCCGGTCGCCGCCGGCGGGTTCATCCACCTGGGCGCTGACGGACGCGGCCGGGACGCGCACGGCGACCTGTTCGACCAGGTGGCACGCATGCCTGAGGTGGACGTGTTCACCGCCCACGGGTACGACAACCCGACTGGTGACGCGTTCCGTAACCTCGCGAAGATCGCCACGCAGACGGGGAAGCCGTTCATTTTGGAGGAGGTCGGCTTCAACGACAAGGCAGATGATGCGAAAGCCGCGAAGCTGGCGGCGTTCGCGCAGGTGGCGTTCATGTCCGGGCTGAACGGTGTGGGCCTGTGGAACATCGGCCAGTACGGCGACTTCGACGTCCGCCCGGACAGCGGCCCGAAGGCCGCCGCCGCGTGGCTGCAGGTGGTTGACGCGGTGAACGGACGCCGTCCCGCCGGGGCGGGCGGCGCTTCTCCTTCTCCGGTGCTCCCACCTGAGTGGACGACGTTCTCTGGCGACATGACGCCTAGCGACACGTTTATCGCGGCCCTCTCCGGTCAGGCCTTGTGCGTGGGCCCTCGGTCTGAGTGGGGCACGGTGACGCTGCCGGCCGTCGGGCAGAAGCGGGTCGCGACGGTCCCGCCTGCGCTTCTGGGAAGTGCGAAACCGCAGCGCACCTGCTACCCGCTGTTGAAGACAGATGGCACGTCTGACGGGGCGACTGTTGAGGTGTGGCCGAACAAGACAGTGGTCGCGAACATTCCTGCGGGGGGCGGCGGGAAGCGGATCATGCCGATGATGTACGCCCCGTTGGCGTGAGTGTCGCCGCTTTGTGGATGGCCCATACTGGCATCATGCATGACCTCGACCTTCCTCCGTTCCCTGCTGAGCTGATCGGCGCGGCGTTCGCTGCTGTGGCGTCTTGGATTGGTTGGCTATTCGCGAGGGCGGATCGGACGTCCGACCGGAGGGTTGAGGCTTTGGAGCGGTTGGCTGACTCTTTGAACCGTCGTGTCGCGTTGTTGGAGCAGTCCAGGGATGACGCTGAGGCGGCGCGCGACTCCGCGGAGGAGGAGGCGCACCGCCTCAGGGTGCAGGTGTTCAAGCTGGAGGAGTATGCGGCCGCGCTGATCCGCTGGGGGTTGGCGTTGATACGGCTGATTGCGCCGGAGAGTCGGCCGCCGGCGCCGCCGTCACCTCCAGGCGGTTTCGAGGATGTGGGCGATCTGTGTGGCGGCGGCATGCCGGCTGGTGCCTTTCCAGTGGACGCCGCCTCCGGTCACGTACCAGGTGACGCCCCGCCTGATGAGGGTCACTCGGGTTCCTGATGGGCGCCGGCCTCTGCGGATGATTGCTTCGCGGGGGCCGGTCGCTACTTTCAGGTTGGTCCGGTCGAGGCCGCACGCGTCAAGGATGGTGAGGGCCTCTGAGATGACTCCTGCGGGGGTCATGTCAGTTCACCCCCAGCCACTGCCAGAGGCCCCAGATGGTGATGGCGGCGCCGAGGGTGATGAGGCAGGCGGACAGGCCGGCGATGGCGTAGGAGACGGCGCCGAGGGTGAGCTGGGCTGCCCTGCTGGCCGGCTGGTGGCGGGTGGTGGGGGCTGCTGCGTGGCGCATGGTGTTGGTTCCTTTCAGTTGGTGCGGACGATGACGATGGAGCCGGCGGGGGCGGTGGCGTAGGAGCCTTTCTGGGCGCCCGCGTGGCCGCCGCGGAGGGTGAGGGTCCGGTAGGCGGGCCGGCCGGGGGTCGGCTGGTTGGATTCGACTCTCCAGGTGGCTCCTTCGCGGATGATGAGGGCGCCGGCGGAGACGTCCTCGATGGGGGTGGGTTTGGTCGGCTGGTGGGGGTACATCATTTGGTGTTCCTTTCTGAGGTCGTAGGAGGCTGTCTGGCGGCCTGTTAGCGGGGGCCCTGGGTGGCTGCCTGGGCTGCGTCTTTGAGGGTGTTGTAGAGGCTGCTGAGGGTGTCTGCGGGCCCGTAGGGGGTGCGGGCTGGCTGGCCGCCGCGGGGGTGGATGGTGACCCACCCGTCCTTGACGGTGACCTTGGTGCCGGCGGGCAGCTCCTGGTCGGCGATGACGTTCCAGGCGGCGATCCGGGCGATGGTGGCTGCGTTCATTGGTGACTCCTTCTGGGTTGTGGGCGGTCGCTCAGAGAGCGTTGAGGGCGTCTGCGTCGAGGCGCCCCATGGTGGTCAGCCAGGCGCAGAGGTCGTCGTGGAGGTCGCTGCGGGGGGAGCCGTCGTAGGGGAGGCCCCACTGGTCGACGTCCTGGAAGGCCTGCTCGTCCCCGAGGGTGAGGGTGAACCGGGTGAGGGGGTTGCCGGCCGCGTCGGTGCGGGGGGTGGCGTTCAGCTGGGCGGTGGCGTTCATGTCTGTTTCCTCCTTGTTGGTTGACTGACTAGACGGGGCCAATGCTCCTACTGTGCGGGCCGCGGCGTCAACGCGCCCGCCCGTGAGGCCGGTCACGCTGACGCCGCGGTGGCGGCGTCACGACCAGAGGCGCCAACCGGACGACGTCCCATCGCCCAACTCGAACGTCAACAGGGACGGTGCAGACGAGTCACCGGAGGCGTTCTGGAACCAGCTGGAACCCGGATCCGCGGTCGGCGCGCAGATGATCTGCCGGCTGTCCCCGGCTGTCTGCACCGAGAAGGAATGCCAGTGGCCGTGCAGCAGCACCCTGGCGTCCTGCATGCCCGCCACGCAGCCGAACGCCTGCCCTCGGAACCAATCAGCGACCCGCTGCTTGCTGCCGGCCGCGTGCCCGTGGGTGACTCCCATGACTGTCCCGTCGGCAGCCCGCACGGTCAGCGACTCCAGCTGTTTCTCTGGCGCCTCGAACTGGACGTGCTCGAATCCGGGTCGGCCTGACACGATCTGCTGGATGTTGTCGGCGATCAGCAGCCCGTAGTCGTCCCCGGGGAACGACGCCCTGTTGCTGCGGCCGATACCGGTGCGGACCTGGCAGTGGTTTGAGGGGACTGCCACGTAGGTGACCTCCGGGGCGGCCGGGGCCAGAGTCCGGAGCGTGTCGGCGAGCAGCGCCTGCACCGTCCTGATCTGGTAGGTGAGCGGAAGGTCGTTGGTCTGCGCCTGGCTGACTGTGTTGCTGAACCCTTCGACGGAGTCGCCGCAGTCCACGAGGATGACCTTCCGGTACCGGCGGGCCACATGGTCGGCGATCCGGGTGACAGCGGCGCGGACCCGGCGGACGGTTTCCTCGGTGCCGCCTCCTCGGTCTGTCTTCCCGATCTGCAGGTCGGACACCACGACCACGATCGTCGACTGGGACTTCACCTCAGGGGCCGAGGGGACGGGTTCTGCGAAGATCGGGGCAAGGTCCTCGAACCGTTTCGCCTGCGCCTCGCCGCGCTCGACAACGCCCGGCTTGTACGTGATCTTCTCGTACGACCCGTCGGCCAGGCGCACTGTCTTCCCGCGGGCCGAGATGGCTTCGACAGGCACACCGAAGTACTCGTCGATGCCGCCCTTGCTCATCTCGCTGCGACGCTTCAGGGCTTTCCGGTGTCGCCTGACCGCTGCCTCTGACGTGCCGTACTCGTCGGCGATGGCCTGGTTGGTGCGCCGCTGCTGCTGCGGAAGGGCGTCGTTCTTGATGATGGCTTCGTCCAGGGGGGTCACTTGCCGGCCTCTTCCTTGTAGTTGTTCACCCACTGGCGGAGCTTGAACATGTTGAACCCGGCCCAGTGGTCGACCGTGTCGCCGGTGTGCTTGTCGACCACGTAGCAGACCGGGGCGGCCGTGTAGTTGTTGGCGGCGGCGATTGCCTGCGCGGTGTCGTCGTTCTTGTACTTCGTCTCCATGTAGGGGGTGTTGTTCTTGGTGAGGTACCGCTTTGAGGATCGGCACTGCTGGCAGGACGGCTGGGACGCGATCATGATCTCGAATGAAGCCATTGGTTTGCGCTTTCTGTTTTATAAGGGTCTACGTGTAGTGAGGCGGGTGGGGGTACTCCCGGTTGGTTTCCCCCCACCCGCGGCGCGTGTCAGAACGGAGCGTTGAACGTGTTGGATGTGGTCGGGGCGAGCGCCTGCACGCCGCCGGCCTTGTCGGCCTTCTTGACGTAGCCGAGGAGCCGCGGGAATCGGACCTCAAGGGAGACGCCGGACTTGCTGCCGGACTCCCAGTTGCGGCGGACGAGCGCGCCGGTCACGGACACCTGGTCGCCTTTGTGGAGGATGTCGCCGAGGTAGTTCTCCCGGTCGCCGAAGAACGTGACGTCGATGTACAGGGGGTCGCCGTCGTCTTCCCACTGTTTCGTGTCCCGGTTCTGGGCCCGCCTGGTAGCGGCCAGGGCAAGCTTCAGCATGGCGGTGCCTGACTGTGCGTACTTGATCTCCGGGTCTCTGGTGAGCGTCCCCGTAACGGTGATCTCAGCGGCCATTGGTGTTCCTTTCGTTGAAGAGGTTGATGATGGTGACGAGGTCGGTGACGGTCATGGTCACCCACTGGTCTTCGGGTTTGCCGTTGCCGTGTCTTTTGTGGATGACTACGCCGGCGGCGCCACCGATGTTACCCGCCTCAGTATGCGCTTCCCGCGTCCACTTCGGCAAGTCCATGCGGGTAACGTTTTTGCATTCGATGGCGATGCGTTTGCCGGCGAGGTGGACGCCGCTGATGTCTCCGGAGTCGTGGGCTCCTGTCTTGACTTGCCGGTCGACGTGGAGGCCGTACAGCCGGTCGTTGAGGTGGTCTGCGATGAGCCGTTCGAATCGGGAGCCGGCGGCTTTCGCGGATCTCAGGTTGCGTCCCATGCTTCGCACAGCTCCTTCTCGACTTGGTCGTGGATGGCGGCCAGTTGGTCTTGCAGGTATTCGCGCATCTCGGTGGTGTCTTCCTGTCGGGAGGTCAGGTAGGCGGCAGCGTCAGCGAAGTGTGTCTGCAGGGAGTCGAGGCCGGCCTGCCAGGAGTCGCGGACGGCGATGTTGTCGACATGCCTGCGCGCGTACCAGCGGGCTTTCGCCATGTCTTCCTCGTACGTGCTGCCGGCTTTGGCTCCGGCGCGGAGCGCGTACTTCAGGACGTTGCCGATCAGGAATGTTTCCCGTTCGGTCAGGTTGATGACCTCGACGGGCCACCGCGTGTAATGGTCGGGGCGGTTAACGTTGTCGCTCATGAGATCACCACCACAGCCTCGCCGGTGGGGGTGCCGTTGAACAGGTCCCAATCGTCGGGCACTACCTCCCGCTTGGCGTACATGACGATCGGGACAGTGGCCTGCTCGTAGTCAGCGTCCGCCTCGGTGGAGGTGACGACGGGGATGTTTCCGTACCGGTCGGCGATCTCTTGCAGCTCGCGCATGAGGCCGTCGACTGTGAGGTAGATTCTGTCGTCCATTTCTTTCTCCTTGACATTCATGAGATCACTGCCACGGGGGTGCCGTTGCGATCTGCTTGGTACTGGTCCCAGGAGTCGCGGCGGCCAGTCTTGATGACGTTGATGATGGATAGGGCATCCCCCTGCTCGTAGCCGAGTCTCCCGTCGGCGATAACAGCAACGGGAGTGTCGTTGCCGTACCTGAAGGCCGCGTCCTGCAGCTGCCTCATGAGCTGCCCGATGGTGAGGTGGTTGCTGCCCTGACCGTCGCTGTAGTCGCGGACCACGGGCCCGGTGCCAGTGGCCCCGAACCCACTGGTGCCGCGTTCGGTGTTGTCATCCACGACGCCAGCCTCCACGTCAATGGGCGGCAGCGGCAGGATGATCAGCTGGCAGATCCGCTCCCCGGCGGCGACAAGGACCGGCTCGGCAAGGGCAGCGACAAGGACTTTCAGGTTGCCGCGGTACCCGGAGTCGATGACCCCTACACCGTGAGGGATTGTCAGTCCTCTCCTCCCGGCGGAGGACCGCAGGACCAGGTGCCCGTAGTAGCCGTCCGGGATGGCGACCCTGACGCCGAGGTCGATCGTGTACACGGCGCCCGGGCGGACCAGGCAGCCCTGACCTTCGGGGGTGTACAGGTCGACGCCGGCGTCTGTGTTGTGGGCCCGGACGGGGTCTGTCACGTTCATTGTCTTCTGGATGGTGATCTTCACGAGTGTTCCTTTCTGTTCCACGGGGATCGGTCTCGTCCTCTTGTTAGGCCATGCGGTTCAGCGTGGTATTCGTCGATGTCGTCTTCGTCCCATGCGAGCGGGGAGTGGGCGCCGGAGTCGACTGCTGTCTTGTGGGCAACCTGCGCCCCGTAGTTCACGGGGGCGAGGTTGCATTGGTTGCGGGACCAGGCGCTTGCGAGGAGAAGCCGGTCCTCTTCGGGCACGTACTCGCCTGCTCGGCCTTTCTGCACTGACTTCAGTTTCACGCCGGCCATGTCGGCTATCCGCTGCTCGGAGTGGCCGATCCACATGAGGGACAGGATCCGTCGTTGCACTCCGATCGGGGTGACGGTTCGGAGTGTCATGGCTTCTCCTGCGGTTCCAGGCTGGTGCCAGCCTCCCACTTGTCGATGACAGTTGACAGGGAGTCGGGGTCATCCATGCTGGCGCCGGCGGCCTGCGCCTGCTGCCAGACTTCGTTGGCGTCCCGGCCGGTCTCGTGGCAGTAGTCCATGAGGATGGTGCGGGTCATGTCCCGCTGCGTGTGGTCCTGTGCGGCCTTCTGCGGGGCGTTCTGGGCGGGCGTGGACTCCAGCTCCTCTGGCGTGTACACGGTGCCCGCGAGGGCGTCTGACGCGCCCTGACGGCATACCTCGGTGATGGCGCGGGCGCGGAGCATCTGCCGCGGGTACTGCTGCCACGGGCCGCGGCTGCCCCACAGGCCGGCCGCCTGCGCTTTGCTTTTGTCCCAGGTGACAGTGAATTCGTAGTCGGGGTCGTCGGCGCGGATCAGGGTCGCGGTCACGGAGTCGCCGTCCTCGCGGAGACGCAGCTTGTGGCCGGCCCGCCTGACGACGGCGCCCATCAGGTCCGCGGACATCGTCATCTTCCCGCGGGCCACGACCATTGACTGCATCACCTGCGTGTAGGGGACGCCCAGGGCGTCACCGATGTCCATGGCCCACACAATGTCAGCGGGCTTGCCCCTGTATTCGGCGGGGATCAGCGAGGACTGGGCGACGATCTTTGCGTGCTCGATGCGGTCTGTCATCGGAGTGTTCCTTTCATCATTGTGCCGAGGAGTTGGTTGGCTACGTCCGCGGGGTGCGCGTCGCATTGGTACGGCATGTCCACGGTTGATCGGCCGGCGTGCATGGTGACTCCGGCCCGGCCGACGTGGACGGTCATGAGGTCCAGGTCGCCCCAGTAAATCCGCAGGGTTGCGGCTTCGCTGTCAACCATGGGCTCTTCAACGAAGAAGTCTGGGCCTGGGTGGTCGCGGAGGCAGACGTCGGCGATGACCCGGGCCATGGCGCCCCTGTCTGCGGTGCCGGCGTAGCGGCCGATCATGCCCACTCCTCGCGGGCGGCGTTGAGGGCCCGGCGGATCGCGTTGTAGATGGCGTCCTTCGTACCGTTCGGGTCGCAGGCGTAGCGGCTGCCGGCAGCGTCCAACACGTACAGGCCGTCCTCGTTGACGCTGGCGATCACGCTGCCACGCCCGGTGCGGGCCTCAATGTACGGAGATCCGTAGGTAGTGCGCTGGAAGGTGGCGTATTCCCCGACGGCGAGGTGGTTGCGGATCGCCTCGAGGAGCGGCATGAGGAGGCGGGCCTGGGATAGCGGCGACATTGGTGATTCCTTTCAGCTGTGGCGGATGTTGATTATTTGGGTGCGGCCGGTGGCCGGGTCGGTGTGGGTGATGTGCTTCCAGTCGGCCATCTCGACGCGCTCGACGCGGCGCCTGTACCTAGCGGCTGCTGCTTTCGCGGTCTCGGATCGGTTTCTCATCGCGGTGTTCTGGGGGATATTCATGGCAGTGGCAGGTTTCTCAGAATGTTTTCCGCTGCAGCTTCCGCGTTTTTGTATTCGAATACGGGAGCCTGCGGGAGAGGTTTATTGGATGAGGCAACAGTGACGTTCAGGTCATTGTTGATAAGCGCTACGCCGCGTCCTGGAATCACGATTGCGAACTTCTGAACGTCCTCTATCGCAGACCTTACGGTGACCGGTTTAGCTTCGGCGGGGAACCCTCGGCGGCCGATTTCCTTAGCGATATCCAGGGACATTGTCCGCGGGTTCCTCTTATGGCGACGGAACATCAGTCCTCCTCGAGGGCGAGGAATCCCCCGATGATCCGCCCGGCGTCCCCGAGAGCGATCGGGTAGGAGATGTGGGCGCCCAGCTTCGACACGTACACGATCCGGTTGTGGTGGACGGCGACCTTCGCGGTGCTGGTGGTGCTGCCGTTCTTGGCGATGGCCACGACCGCGACGTCGCTGTAGCCGGCTCGGCCGACCTCGGTGGCCACGGCGCCATAGCCGATCGTGTTCTCGCGGACCCACTTGGCGATGAGGGTTGCGGTGTTGTTCTGGGCGGTGGTCGACAGGTGCATGAGGTGTTCCTTCCTGAAGTTGCAGGAGCGCTTCTGAGCGGCTTTCAGCGGGCGGCTGGTGCCTGGTACTGGACCGGGGCCGTTCGGGCCGCAGCGTGGCGGAGAATGGCCTTCCTGTGGTTGCTGGACCGGGTGGCCTTGATGGCGACCGGCAGGCCGACGACGAAGCCGAGGACAGCGACCATCGTGGCGTGGCCGGTGACCAGAGCGAAGGCGGAGGCCAGGACCCAGACGATGCTGAGGGTGGCGACCCAGGTGATCAGGGTGGTGGCTGCCTGGCCGGGGAGCTGAGCGGTGGTGTTCATTTGGTTCCTCCTTGACGGGGTTGATTGAATTGACGAGGCCAATCTACGGCGTGTCGACACGCCGGTCAACCCCATGGCGCGGTGACGTTGGTCACGATCTGGGGAGGCTGGGGGGGGTATCAAAATGAGACGACAGGGGGGTATCAAAATGAGACCCAAACCTTGTCTAAGAGAATAAACACCCCCCTACCCCCCGCGACGGGCCGGCACCGGGGGGGGCACGCTCCCAACGCCCCCCGCTGACGCCGGGGGCGCCAACCGCGTACCAGCCCCAACCAACCGGCCGGCGTACGGTAAGGTTGACCCGTTGGTTGACAGCTGGCCTCATGGTTTTTGTGTTGTGTTCCCCAGAGGCCAGCCCGGGGCCCGGGTAGAGCCACGAAGCTCCCCGGGCCCCAACCAGCAGGCCAACAGAACACAACAACCAACACAACACGGAGACAAACATGGGCTACTACAACACCCAAATCATCGGCGCCATCAACATCCGCCCCTACTGGAAACGTCAAGACCTCACCGCCGGTGACATCGCCACACTCACCGCACTCTGCACCTGGTGGAACTGCGAACACATCTACCCGTCATGGGCAGCCATCGAACAACGCTCAGGACAGTCACGCCCCACAGTCGCCCGCGCACTCAACCACCTCACTGAACTCGGCATCATCGAAACACGCCACACCCCAGGCAACACCAACGAATACGCCATCCACCTCGACGCTCTCCTCAACCACGACGGTCTCGTAGCAGCAGGCGCCGTCAGCCACGACCGAGTCACCGAACAGCGCACCTACAAACCACTCACCCCCGTCGCCGACCGAGTCACCGAAAACGACATCGCCCGCGCCCGCGCCAAACACGACAAAGCCGCAGCCAAAAAACAAGCGCAGAAAGCACAGGAAGCCCAGGAACGAGCCGAATTCAACAAGACCTACCCGGGCACCAAAGCCACCATCCGAGACTGGCAGAAAGCCCGACAGCACGCCACAGCCCAGGAAATCACCGACGGCGCACGCGCCTACGCAGACCAATGCCGCCGCAGGGAAACACCCGCCCGGTACATCCGCACCGCCCGACGCTGGCTCGAAGACCACGACTGGGAGAACTACCAACCCCAGAAACCAGCCAACACCACCGACCTCCTCGGCAACCCACACATCAACGACCCCGAACTCGTCAACGCGGAAGCCACCCCCGAACTCATAGCCAACATCGCAGCCATGTGGAACAACGCAACCAACAACTGAACCACACGGAAAGGAACACGCAAATGGAACCCACCACCACCATCGAGCAATGCCTCATCGGCTCAGCCCTCGCCGGCAACGCGGCGCAAACCGACACCACCTGGTCCACCACACCAGACATGATCGCCAACACCAGATACGCGGTCCTCTGGGGAATCATCCGAGACCACTGGGCAATGGGCAGGGTCCCCACCCCCGCTTCCGTCCTCTCTGAAATCCGGAAGCCAGCCACCGGAGAGGACATCCTCGACTGCGTGCACGCATCCGTGAACCCCGTCGACGCAGACCACTACGCCCACCTCGTCCAGGAAGCCTCCGCCAAACGAGACGTCCACGACGCACTCGCCCGCGCCGCCCAGCTCCTCCAAGGCGACTCCACCGCCGCTGAGGTCGCCGCCTGGACGCAGTCCCACATCGGCTCCACCATCCCCGACGGAGACACCGTGTCCATGCCGTCCCTCGTCGACCAGTGGTACACGGCCAAGAAAGCTACCGGCGTCCGCACCCCCTGGGTCAGCGTCAACGACATCATCGGCATGCACCGCGATGGCGGCCTCCACGTCATCGGCGCCCGACCCGCAGTCGGTAAAACCCTCTACGGCCTGTACCTCGCCGCCTGCGCCGCACGCAACGACAGGCACGTCCTCTACGTGTCCATGGAAATGCCGGCCCGCGAGCTGCTCCCCAGGCTCCTGTCCCAGGCCACGGGCGCTCCCCTCAAGTACACGACCAGGGAAGAGGCAGCCCCCTCCGACCTGGCCGACACCCTCAACCGTGCCGCCGCGCAGATCGCTTCCCTGCCCATCCACATCAGCGACAAAGCTGGCATGTCCGTCGAACAGGTCGCCGCACTCGCACGGACCCTCCACCACAAGAAGAAGCTCGGCGCCGTCGTCATCGACCACATGCAGCTCCTCGCCCCGTCCCGCGGCGCGCCCGGCTCTTCACTCAGGGAGATGGTCACCTACCAGTCGAGGGCGCTGAAAGAACTGGCTCTCGAGTTGGACGTTCCCGTGTTCGCCCTGTCGCAGCTGTCCCGCGCCTCCGAGATGAGAGACGACCTCGCCCCGAAACTCGCTGACCTCCGCGAGTCAGGCAGCATCGAACAGGACGCGGACACCGTCACCCTGCTGTCCCTGCCCGTCCGCGACGGCACACCCGACCGGACGCGGCTGGCCGTGTCAGTAGCCAAGAACAGGCACGGCGCAACCGGCGACGCCGAGCTCATCCGCCAACCAGCCATGGCCATCCTCGCAGAACCCACCCCACAAGGGCACTGACAGCCCCGTAGGCGGGCGAACCCCCCTCACCTGGTACTCGGGTGCAGGGGGGTGTCCGTTAGGCCGGCAGCGTCGCTTACACGGCCTCCGCGCACCCAGGCGGGCTGGGTACCATAAGAACATCCACACCAACCGATAAGGGAGACCGCAATGACCCGCACCCTCTACGCCGTCGCGCTCACCGCCGGCATCCTCTCCGCCGCCCACGCCGCGCTCCTCTGGTACGCCGGCTTCACCACCGGGGAACTCGACATCTCCACCAGCCTGCTCTGGACAGTCGTCTCCGCCGTCTGCCTCGCATCGCTGCGCCCCATCCGCTGGGCGCGCAAACACGGCAACCACCCAGGCTTCCACCGCCGCTGACACCCGGATCCCCCGACACCAACACAGGCGCCGGGGGATCCGCCTACCTCCGTGCCCTCACCGCACCACCCAACACAGGCAGGGACCTTGTACCCAGAAGGGCCAGGCGCCTCACCCCGCGCCCGCACCCCGTTGGGGCTATGACACCAAACCAGAGATATCCAGGTAGTAGATAGTAGGCACCTGTGGATATGTGGATAACCCCACCTCCCACTGCAACCCCAACCATCCACAACCCACAACCACCTGTGGACAACCGGGAGGGTGCAGTGAATTACTTGTATGCACAACCACTTATCCACAAGTTATCCACAACCAATCCACAAGGTTACCCACAGGGTTATTCACATGACCCAGCACACAGGGGAGGACTAAAGACCCACCCCGGGGAAACCCAAACACCAGAAACCCACAACCCAAACACCCCCCACCCAGACAGGAACCACCCCACCACTGGGGATTACAATTCAACTTGAGATTTGGGCAGGGACAAAT